TGCAGCGAGTCCATTTCGGCACTGTGTATTCTTTTCCATTATATGTTACTGTTTTCATTTTTTGTGATTTCCTCCTTACCACGGTAAAATGTCAAAGATATAATCTGGTTCTAGGCCAAACTCCTGTGCTAGTACTTCCTCTGGGTTGGCACCATCTTCCACAAGTTCGCGAGTATAATTCAGTTGCTCGTTGGCCTCTTCTAATGATAGTTTGTCCCTATTCATTAGTACTGCGATAATCTCATTATGTTCTAGCATTTCAAACCTCCCCTTTCCAAACTGGCAGGTCGAAGGGTACTTTCTTCATACCTACTGGTTCCTGCACCCAATGGTGACCGGTACGAAATACTACGAATGTATCACTACCATTTTGTTTGAATACTTCCACATCATAGCCTGATGCTTTAATCATTTGGATAATATGCCTAATGGGTAGTGGTACTTCCCATCCTAGGAGTACAAGTCCATCTATTGGGACTGTACTAAACCCTAGTTGTTCTTTTGTCAATCTTTGCATTGTTGCCTCCCTTTTGTGGGTTATTCCTAACCGAGCTTTATTTTACCATAAATTCCCCACAAAAGCAATAGGCAATATTTAACCGAATTCAATGCCTGTGAATCTCTTTTGATAATTCTTTCACCTCTTGGAGTATTTCATCATCTCTTGTTGTTATGTATCTTCTCTGAAGACGAACCAGCTTCCTGATGGCTTTTTCTTTATCCACATAGCGGGTGCCGTATACCTTCTGGAGATTATCATACGCATCATTTTGAAGATCACCATCTAGATGTTTGACTCTGAACTTATCATTCTTTGCTATGTCACCTTCTATGTATATTAGGGCCAGCCTATCTGCGTAGTATTGCTTACCCATAATCTTGATACGTCTCTTACCAGTGCTGGAAATAGTCCCTGCTCTGTGGCCTATCATATTACTACGATTAGAGTGCATCGGCTTCTGCTTCCAGATAAATACACCAGTTTGGGGATTGTATTCCAGAAATGACCAGAGTAATTCCTGTGTGAGAATTCTTGGCCTACCTTTTGGAATGTTATTACCATTTACTGGTGGCTTATCCAAAGTTTGTGTCTGGCTTCCAACAGGTGGAAGCTTGTCCACAAGATGGATTGTATTTTCCTCCTGGTGTAAAAAGCCATCCATCATCTTTTGCATATCATTCTCATTCATAACAGGCTCCTATCTGAAGCAATTATACTATAATTACGGCAGGAAAGCAAGAGCTGGCTGGGATGGTGAGCTGTTAAAAAGTATGGGTGCTAGACTTCCGATTTTAGGGCTATAAAGCCTGTTTAGAGTCTAACCAGCAATAGGGATTCGGCCCTAATCGGTGGCAAATTTGCAATTTTGGCGCACTTTTGCACCCTCATAACACTTTAGCACCCATAGGGGCCGCCTATATTGTCTATGGGTGCAAAATCGCGGAAAATTACAAGCCCACCAAGTATTTAAACACTAAATTTGTTGATTTTCTACTTCACCATTTATCTATATACACAAAAAATATAGGGTTATAAAGCAATGAATTAGAATAAATAGCACTTTTATAATATTACTAATAATTTTTATATATTTATTACTCACCCTATAAATTACTATTACTTCTCATAAATTACTAATATCCCACATAATTTCTAATAACCTTACATTTTTTATATATAATAATCATCTATGTAATAATATTCTCCCAAGATGTATTATATCACTACAGCATTTATCTGCATATTTTTGGCAATTTAGCACCCATTATTTAGGGGAAGGGGGTGTATGGGTGCAAAAGTGCTATGAAGGTGCTTTTTCGCCCGTTTTTGGGCCTTCAGCATAGGGATTTGTCCCAAAAAACGCTTTTCAATACCCATTTCAAAGCATTAAACTCCCCTTTTTTGGCCCATTTAGCACCCATACTTATTTTACCCACACCTTTTCTTATTTCTATCCCAAACAATGCCTAAAATACCCACCAAAATTTTTATTCCAAGCATCAAAAAGGCGCAGCTTTCGCCACGCCCTTTGTTTTACATCCATTTGCTGCCATTTACTACCATCAACCACCACCATACAGCCATGCCATAAACATCAGCAGCCAAAACATCAAACAACACAATGCCACTATTACATTTTCTTTCCTCATTTCTAACCTCCTAGCCCTAAAAACTTACTATTTATCCTATCCACCAACCCGCGTTGTTCCGGCCAAACCATACGGCAGTACTGCAACCAATCCTCTAGCCTTACTCCCGCACGTCGTTTGGTTCCTGTCACCTTCTCAAGCCTTCCAATCATCTTATTCATTTCAAGCCTCCTTTATCTTAAACACAATCTTCGTACGAGTCTGCACGCGCATTTTATATTCTGGATAACACCTATCTAATGTATCTGCCTTAATTGGCACATTCAAGCAATTTAAAATTTCCATAAATCTACTGCGCCAGACCTGATTATGATGATTACCATACGGTACTAAGGCATGGGCCAACTCATGACAGAGTGTTTCCACTATATCTTTACGGTTCCATTGCTGTAAAATCCAATTTGCCAATACCACTTTCCCGGCGTTATGTCCATCACTTCTACTATTTACTAAATCACAGCTCCAAGCATATCCCGCCCTTGTCTGCTCTTTATAATCCACCACTAGCCGTACTCTATCCACATGTGGTATGTGCAAAAACTGTGCTTTGACAACTTCTACCATCTGCTCTAATTCTTTCTTCAATTCAAGCCTCCTAATCTTATTCTACCACCACCAAACAAAGGGGCCGACCCGAAAGCCGACCCCTTAAACCCCTATGCCATTGCTGCCAGCATCTGCTCGACAGCCACTTCAACAATCTCTTCAGGCTGCCCTGATAGAGCTTCCCGCAACTTGGCAACTGCTGCCTCTCTCTGAGCCTTTCTCTCCTCAGCCTTCTTATTCACCCTTCCTACAATGCCGTCTACCAAACGCTGCGCTGCGATATGACCTTCCTTCAGACCTTTTGGCTGGCCCTTACTATTCTTGCCAGCCATTGCCGCGCTGATACGGGTACGAAAACCTCCGTCTAGTACGTAACGCAGCACTTCGGCAGTCAATAGTACTTTGTACTCTTCACTATCAAAGATGACATGTGCCACCAATCCGTCTTCAGTCTGCTCCAGCTCGCCCAGTTCATAAGGCATTTTTTTCTTTGTACTCATTTCAAGCTCCTCTGGCCGTCTGGCCATCTTTATTCAGTTTGCCAATGGGCGTGCGCCATTGCTCGCAGGAGATTTGTTCGTGTTCATTCTTCCGGCTGCCTACTTCCGCCGCAAGGAAGATTTTACTCCAAATTTGTAGCAATTACAACCCATGACGTTTGGCAATCAAAACTGGCCAGCCTGTCATGCCGAATGGGCCACCCCCCCCCTTTCGGCTTGCGGGCGGGAGAAAAAGACTTTCCTAGTTCCGTACAAAAATTATCGAATTGCTCAATTCTTGGAAATAGGACTCGTAGTAAGTGGAAGTAGGGAGTCCTCATGAGGAGTGGGGTTCCTTCTTGGTGGTTAGGGTCTAAACAGGGATTTGGTAATAATTCCACATAGAAAGGGCACCCATTTCTGGATGCCCTTGAGGAGCCTTTAGGGTGAGTTAAAGGCTATCTTGGTTAGAGTACGTCAGACAGCTTGGTTGACAGTTCAACAAAGACGTCGGGCTGTTCATCCTTACGGACACAATCCTTAGCATTCTGAACTGCTGTCTGATAATCTTCAAGGGACTCAATACCATCAAGAGTACGAGCCAGGAAGGATTCAGCAGACTCTTTCCGTCGACCACCACTGATACCACCAGCAGCATCTTCGAAATCGATCTTTTCGAGCATTTCAATCCTAGCTGCGAGTTTCTTTTCATCATCAGCGACACCAGCACTGGAATTGTCGATGCGCAGTTTCAGACCACGTGCGAACTCACGCATAACGTAAGATGGGTTGATCTTCTTGAAGTCGATGGTCTTCACCACATCGCCAACACTAATAACAATATTGGTACCCTGAACATTAACATCTGTTGCATAGATTTTTGTTGCCATTTTAATTACCTCATTATAAGAGCACATAACGTGCTTTGTTGTATTTACTCCAGCATTAACAACATCTCCGCTGCAGCATTTGCTATTTATAATACTTTCAAGGCACGTTGTCAAGGGGTTTATTTTTTAATTGCTTGACATTTGGTGTACCTTGCGGTATGGTTTATAAAAATTATGGTAAGGAGTTATTCATGGCTGATTTAGCAAAGAATTATGAATTATCAAATCAAAATGAGTTAATAGCACTCATGGTCGCTAGAGGATGTTCAGGCAAGGAAATTGCACTGGAGGCTGGATGTAGTATGACGCACATCAATACTCTAAAGAACAGTCCTCTTTTTATTATGCGAGTGAAGCAGCTTAGGGATGAATTGCTTCAAGATGGTACGTTACTAGAACTCCGTATGCAGAGGGTTGCAGAAGAATCATTGGATTGCATTTCAGAAATTGTTACAATGCGTAACGTTGGTGATTTACAACTCATGAAACTACAGGCAGCTAACGCTCAAATGATACTTGCTAAGGCAGGCTTTGGGGAGACTTCCAATGTTAATGTGAATAGTAAAACACAAAGTATTAGTGCTATGCTTAAACCTGAAGAAATGGCAGAACTCCGTGAACGGCACGCAGCTCAGCACTAAGCAAATACATAGTGTTCTGTTCGAGAATATTGATTTATTCGCTCGAACAGTTATGCCGGATTATTTTAGTACAAAATTCGCACCATTTCATAAAGAAATTTTTGATGTTTGGGATTCTGATGAAGAATATGTATTGTTGGTCATGCCACGTGGTTGGGGTAAGACAACTCTCGTGCAGATGCTAATGGCTAGGGAAGGTTTATATGGTCGTAGTAATTTTAGCTTACTTATATCAGATACGGCTGATCAAGCAGAAGAGAAGTTAGAAGCATTAAAAAGTGAGTTCGAGAATAACGATAGGATATTGCAATTATTTGGAGAACAGTATAAAAAGAAGAAATGGCTGAAAGGTAATTTTACAATCCAGAATGGTTGTACATATAAAAGTAAGGGTGCTGGCCAGAGTATGCGTGGTATTAAAGAAGGTTTCAGAAGGCCAGATCTAATAGTCGTAGATGATCTAGAAAACGAAGAAAGCGTTGGTACACCACAGCAAAGAGAAAAACTTCATAAATGGTTCTATGCAGTCTTGTTACCAACTGCAATTAGAACTGGCAAACGGGTCAGGCTTGTTGGTACCATTATTGAGGCAGCCAGCTTCATTACGACTATTATGGAACAAACAAAGGAAGAGGTTCGCCAAGGGCTTAAACCAACATGGCATATTATTGTATTTGGCGAACTCGATGATGATGGTAAAAGTCGTTGGCCAGAGTTCAAATCAACAAAGCAGATACTTACCGAAAAGCAAGAATATGCAAGTGCAAATAGGTTGGATGTTTGGTATCGTGAGAAGCAATCAACAATCGTTAGTGATAATGGCCGTTTGCCACCTAAGTTAATTAAGCGTGTACAGTATGAGAATGAGAATGATCTTTATAATGCAATGAATTCTTGTATTGCAGTCATTGTTAGCCATGACCCAGCTATTAGTGATAATCCTAAGGCTGATCGTGCAGCTATTGTTGTAGTAGGCTTTACTGGTGATTCAGTAATAGTTTTTGCTGGACATCGTCAAGTAGGTATGCCTCCTGATGATCAGGTTATAAAGGCATTAGACTACGCTAATAGATTCAGAGCAAATGCTATTGTTTATGAAAAGGTAGCATTTCAGCAAGCCTTGAAATTTTCTTATGCCAGACTAAAAGGTCGGTTTGCTTACACACCGATTGTTGAAGGCTACTCGGTTCCTAGGGGTAAATCCAAACAGCTTAGGATTGAACACGCCATTAGGTCTATATTACTATCAGGTGATTTTTACTGTATTTCGGAAGTTTATGATATAGTTTACGAAGAGATGGCTGCGTTTCCGAATGGCAAGAGAGATTTCATAGACAGTATAGCACAGGCAATACATTATCAGGTGGAAAATGACCTGTATGCACCACAAGATATCGCTGGAGTTAATACATACCAGCCAGTAGGAGAAGGCTCATGGGCAGTGTGAACAATAAAGAATTGGTGAACGATGCAGATATTGTTAAATTATTTCAATCAGTAGACTTTGATCGTTCAATAGTACAATATGCAGTTAATCGTATGTTGGCTAGTGAACTTAGTATGAGTAATAATATTTCCTCATGGACTGCTGCTGAACGTCAGTATAATGCAGAACTAATCCAGAAGCCAGAAGATATTGACAGGAAAAAGAATGCCAAAGACAGTCCTATTTATGTACCGCTTAGGATTCCATACACCTATGCCGCTGTGCAGACATATCTTACATATTTGCTTGCCTTATTCACAAAAAGACGTCCAATGTTTCAGCTTATGGGTGCGAATCCTACACACGAAGAAACAGCAAAGATGATGGAGAATGTACTTCACAATAATGCAATCAATCGTGGTTATGTTATACAGCTACACACATGGCTTAGGGATGCTTTAATCTATAATAGAGGTATTATCTGGCGTGATTGGTATAAGCAAATTACTAAGAAAGTACGTATCACACAACAGCAACTTAATGGCCAACCTATCGGGGAACCAATAAAAGAACTTGTGGAACAGATAGACGATGAAGGTAACGATATCTTCACGAGTAGTCCATTCGATACCTATTTTGATCCAGGCGTTACGATGCAGAAGTTTCAAGAAGGTGAATTTGTTGCTCGTGTTTATTACCAGACGTGGACTAAGGTGTTGGAATCAGTACAAAAAGGTATTTATTGGAACGTCCTTGATAGGATTCCACTAACCAGTACTACTGCTTGGAAAAATCGTCTTAGGGGAGTACTTCCAGGAACAGAGCAAAATACTTCACAAATTGGTAACCGGCATCCAACAGTAGAAATTATAGATATGATTGTTAGACTTGTTCCTGTAGACTGGCAATTAGGTTCCAGCATATTCCCAGAGTTTTGGCGACTTCGCATTGCTAATGGTGCAACAGTTTTAAGGGCTGAAAAACTTAATATATTTGAATTCCCTTGTTATGTAATTGAGCCAGAGTTCGATGGCAGGACACTTCATACCAAAGGTTTGATTCAGATGATGGAACCACTGCAAGAAGTCCTATCATGGCTTATCAATAGCCACATGGATTCTGTTCGACGCACTATAAATAATAAACTAATCATTGACCCCAGTATGGTCGAATGGGATGATGTAGTAAGTAACAGACCTTATATAAGAATGTCAAAACGTGGCTATGGCCGCCAACCATCACAAACAATGCATCAACTGCAAGTGCATGACGTTACTCAAACACATTTAAGGGATATTGAAATAGTTACAGATTTACTTACAAAAATTAGTGCAGCTACTGAAAATTTCATGGGTGTTGTAAACCAAGGAGGTAGAAAGACTGCCACTGAGGTAAGGACTTCCAATACACTTGCTGGCAGCCGAATAGAAAAAGTTGCATTGGTAATAGGCCATCAAGGGTATATTCCACTCACACGTGGTCTTGTTAATGGCATACAGGATAATTTATCTATCGGCCTTTATTATAGAGATTTTGTACAAAGTGATGGAACGAATCAAATTCAGATTACACCAGATCAAATTAAGGATGGGCACTTCAGCTATCCTCCTGTTGATCCAACAATCCCTGTTGATCGCCAAGCCATTGCACAGACTTGGGGACAACTTATTGGAATAGTAGGCCAGAGTCCAGCATTGGCTCAAACATATGATGTTGGTAAAATGATTAATGAATGGGCAGAACTCGGTGGTATTAAGAATCTAGATACTTTTAGAGTCCAAGCACAGGTGGGACAAACAACACAAGGAGATGCAAATGGACAATCAGGAAGTACCATTAAGCCAAACTTTGGCAGACAGACTACTCAGTGATGAGCGTGCATATAGCCTTGTTGTGTCACTTTTTCAGGAATATATTAAGGAAGTACGTAATGAAATGTGTGCATTAAAATTACTTGACATTTCAGCCATTGCCGAATACAATCAGTTGCAAGGTGAGTTAAGGGCTTATGAATCAATTGTTGATTTAGCAAAACCAAAACAAGGAGATTATAATGCCTGATACAAACCCACAGGACTTAGAGCCTGTACAAAACCAGCAGGTTGATCCTAAGCCTAATGATCAGCCAGCACAAGAACCAGTGCAAGAGCCAGTGCAGACACAACCTGTGCAGACTCCAGTAGATCCTGCAGTCGATGCTGCATCATTGATTGCAGAAAATACGGATTTGATTACACAAATCAATTCCATGATGCAGCAGCCAGTTAGCCCTCCAGTGCCTAGCACTCCACCACAGGCGAGTGGTGATGATGGTTACAAATTCGATGATTCTATCCTTGATAATGTCATCGATGATCCTAGGTCGTTTGCAAACCATATTGCAAAGACAATCGCTGATAGTATTAGTCAGCAGGCGCCAATGATTGTTCAGACCCAATTACAACAGCAAATGCAGGCAGAGCAGTATGCTCAGCAGTTACACGATACGTTTTATAAAGCTAACCCTAATCTTGTTGGTCAGGAAGCCATTGTTGGCGCAGTTGCAAATCAGCTTCAGCAGCAATACCCAACTTTGACAGATCAGCAGCTTTTACAGCTGACTGCACAGACAATGAATAAACGTGCTAGTACAAATGTTACAGAACAACGTGTAGCTAATGAGACTGTAATCCCAATGCAGCAAGCCGGTATGGCAGGCAATGTTTCGCCTCAGCCGCAAATACCAGAAGCACAGTCTGATATGTTGGATATGCTCAAAGATGCAAATGCTGGACAATCATTCTTTTAGGAGGTAACATATGCCATATCAAGGCCCATTTGCCACTACTAATATCAGTGGCCAAACAACAGATGCAATTGCAGGACAACGTCCTGAAAATTGGCGACAAACTTTCTTACGTTTGTATCCAACTACACAGAAAAATTCGCCTTTGGCAGCATTGACTGCTAAGATGAAATCGAAAGAACTAACAGATGATCCAGTATTCCATTGGTTTGAGAAAGACATTCCGGTATTTTATGCATACATTAACCTGGCTGCCGGTTATACAGCAGCTGCTACGTCATTAGTAATTGATGATGGTGCTGGTGTAGGCATGGCAATGCGTGTGCGTGCAGGACATCAGATTCGTGTTGAACGTACTGGAGAAGTAATGTGGGTGACTTCCAATCCAGTAAACGCTACGACAATTACGGTTGTTCGTGGTATGGGTTCTACAGCAGCAGCTCCATTGCTTGACAATGACGTTTTGACTATTCTCGGTACTGTACACGGTGAAAATGCAGATGTTCCGCAGGCAGTCAATCATACTGGTTTGCCTTTCAGTAATGTCTGCCAGATTTTTCGTGAGCCATTTTCTTTGTCTGGTACAGCAAATGCTACTACATTGCGTACTGGTGATGCATACAAAGAAAAACGGTTGGATGCAATCGAACAGTACAATATGCAGCTTGAAATGGCTTTCTGGTTTAGTCAGCAGCAGCAGACTTCTGGTCAGATTGTTGGTGGTACTGGACTTCCAGAGCGTTCAACTGGCGGCCTGTTTGAATATATTATCACCAATGGTATGGATGCAGCAGCTCCTGCAGCGGGTAGTAATTTGCCTGGAACAGCAGCACCTAATACTGTTAACATCGGCGAATTTGAGAATGCTCTTGAGCAGCTTTTCCGTTATGGCAGTAATGAAAAGTTAGCCTTCTGTGGTTCTGGTGCTTTGCTTACGATGCAGAAGATTCAGCGACTTTCTTCTGTTGTTGAAGTGATGCCGGGAAATGATAAGTTTGGTTTTGGCATGGCTAAATGGCTAACACCATTTGGTACACTTAACCTTATTAATCATCCGCTTTTCAGTGCACATCCTGTGCATCGTTATACACTGGCTGCTGTTGATCTTCCGAACTTGCGTTATCGCTATATGAAAGGTCGTGATACAGCATTGATGAAGAATCGTCAGGGTAATGGTGTTGATGGTATCATTGATGAATTTATGGGCGAGTGTGGTTTGGAAGTGCAGCATGAGAAAACTCATGGTTACATTCTGAACATGCGTAACGCTGCATAATAGGAGATAGCCCCACCTTCGGGTGGGGCATTTCTTATGACCACATTAAGTATATTAACTTCTGATGTTGGCGAGTTTCTCGACAGAAGCGATTTGTCTGCAAAAATTCCATTGTTTGCGAAATTAGGACAATTATTTCTCGAACGCAAATGGTTACCCAAGTTTTTATCTACTACTATTACTGTAACAATCTCAGGTAAGCAGTTTTTAATTCCATCCGATTCTCTTGGTGTAAGAAATGTTTGGCTTTATACTGGCAATAGTACAACTAAGCTTACACGAAAAGATGAATTATTTGTTAGACAAAATAGTTCGTCGAATAAATATTATTGGCGTGATCAATCTGTTTGTGAGTTAGTCTCTGCACCAGCGGCTGGTTCTACCATCAGGTTACAGTATATACAAAAAGCAACTTTATTAGTTAATGCCAGTGATAGTAATAAATGGACACTTGGTGCTTATGATCTCTTTTTCTGGGCAACTGTAATGCAAGCAGCATTATATCAAGACAATGTAGAAATGGCAACTACAGTGCAGAATATGATGACAAGCCTTGCTGATGATTTGGAACTCTTCTATGTAATGGAAGAACATAGCGATCAGGCAAGTACTGCTGGTGATTACGATGTCTAATGCCATAGCAATAGGAACTGTTACTGCTAGTGCAGCTGGTAGTATTACTGATGCAAATGCTGTTTATACCCTAAACAGCTTTATAGGATACGACCTCTATTTGCCAGATGTCAATAAACATTTTGTAATAACATCAAATGATGCTACAACCTTATTCTTTGCTGATACTTATATTGCAGAAGTGGGTATTGATTTTAGAATAGTTTTGTCTAGCGATACGCAACAAACTATTTTAAATAGACAATCAGGTTGGAAACTTATTACCAGTAGTACTAATATCAATACACGTGATGTTGCCCTCGTTGACACTACAAATGGTGTAATTACATTAACAATGACGTCAAGTCCAGCTTTTGGCGATTCATTTTTCATTTTCGACGGTTCTACGGCAGGTTCATGGGGAACTAATAATGTAATAATAAATCCTAATGGCAATACCATTCTTGGGTCTGCTACAAATTATATGTTAACACATTCAAATGGCTGGGCTGAGTTCATCTATGACGGCACTACTTGGCAAGTAAGGCAATCGCAAGTAATACCAACAGTTCCTGTTACTTCAGTAGCTGGTAAGACTGGCGCTGTTACATTGACAACCGCTGATGTAACTGGTGCAGAAAATACAGCAAATAAGGACGCACCCAATGGCTATGCGGGCTTGGACGCCAATGGTGAGTTAACTAAGCTTCCTGCTGGGGCAGCCGCAGCACCTGCGGGAGCAGTGTTACGGCAAGATGGTTCATGGGTGTTTATTACTTTTGTTAATGTTCTTGATTATCTTACCACAACGGAGAAGGCCGACGTTCTCGCTAGGACTGCTCTTGTTGATGTGACTACTTCTGTGCAGAATGCTATAAATGCAGTGTCAGCCACAGGTGGTACTTTGTATTTTCCTGCTGGAATATACAGGGTCTCCGGTGTCGCTACAGCAGGCGCAGCGCTTTCTGTTAATGCCCAGTATTCCGGTGAAACCTATGATGGTCAGAAGCCTTTAAGGGTTAATATAACCGGTGACGGTGCAGGCAGTTCAATAATAAAGAATGTTTCAACTGACCCAACTGTCTATGCGATTCGTCTATACGGTGATGCAACAGGTTCAACACAGTCACACTCATACGAAACCTTTGAACATATTGGCATTGATTGTTCTGCAACGGGTGCTCGTGGCTTGCTTATACACAGTAAAGCGTATTATCGTGTAAAAGACATTCATATAAACAACGCGAATATTGGGCTACATCTAGTTTCCACCTTGTCCAGTTCATTTTCTAATATGACAATTAACTGGGGCGGTACTGGCATTATGTTTGATCGCACCTACTCAGCCACGGGTAGCGCTGGTGCGGCAGTAGGCTTCTCGAATTGCAACAGCAATACATTCTCGGATTGTATGATTGCGCAGAATTCTGCTTTTGCAATGAACATGGGGACATCGGCCAATAATGCCGTGGCTGAATTGGCAATCATTGGCTGTGATGTATCTGCTAATGGTACGATGGGTTCAGCCACTGGTGGCGTACGACTCGTAACATCAGAAATTGAAGGCGCGGTTGCAGCTAATATTCAGAATTGTTATTTTGAAATTAACAAAGGGGATTTTGATTTAGCCTTTATAAACATTGGCACGACGGTGAGCGACCTGCGCGCAGTAGTCCAAGGCTGTCTGTTTCTCCGCGATTCTGCTTCTTTATACACTACACGCAATTTGCAGGCCCAGGGGACGGATGCCAATAATACCATCGAGGTACTATGTATTGGTAACGCCTTCCAATCAATGGGTTCATATGCAGCTAATTCTGCACGGCCATTTACTACAGAGTTCGCATTCTCCACTATATGGGATTATCATAATTCTTTCGATAATGACGCTGGGCTTACAAATAGCACATATACGGCAACAAATAATACTGCTACTGCTGCAAGTAGGGATATTTATCTTATAGATTATATACCCACAGCTTACCATGCTGAGATTGCAGCAAAGAATCTTGCTTCCGTGTATGATGCAACGACAGATTTTAATACCGCATATGCCGCAGCGGTTGCAGCAGGGGTTAATCTGATTCTGCCTGCCGGATTATTGCAGTTTTCCAGTACACTGACCATAACAGATGATGGTGTGAATATCATCGGTCAGGGGGGCGGTTGGCAGACAGATCAAACTACCGGCAATGATATGCGTGAGCAGGCCGGGACGATTCTTAAACGTCTTGGTACATCGGCTACGTCGATAATTTCATTTGAAAGGGCGGCCACCTCGCTCAACAATATTGCATCATCAGGGTTGTTTGGTGTTCTTATTGATGGCGAGAATTATAATGCAGGAACACCTGTCGAAACTGCGACAGTGGGCTTACAGGTATTATCTGCATTTGGTTGTAAGTTTGAAGATGTCGCATTTCAGCATTGCACTACGCATGATATTTATATGGGTGTAATACCAACTGCCAGTGGTGACCCAAGAGATTCTCAATTTAATCGTTTTTCACGGATTGTGTGTAGGGAACTTAATTCCTGTAATCCGATTTATTTACACGGCGATGCATTAGCAAACAGTAGCTTTAATACTTTTGACACGGTTGAAATCGTCCATCGTAATGGAACGGCATTTAAGTTTGGTTCTTCAGACACTAACTTAGTGAATCAATTATTGCTGTTCCGTAATGCCGGCACAGCCGTTGGCATTGAGTTTATGGGCGGCACCACAACCGACTATGCAAGGGACAATAACGTCGCTTGGGCAGACCCAGGGGCCGGCGGCGTAGTTGCTCGTGCGGGTACGGTCTCCTCGACTAATAATACAATACTGTATAGCCCCGGCAATGGGGCACCTATTCCAACAGTAGAAACTGGCGCCACCCTGATGTACCAATCTGATTCAGGTGTGTTCGGTGGCAACAGGATATTTAATGATACGGTAAATATCGCAGTCATACAGGAAGCAGGTGTCCCGTTAACAACTAAGTACTCTCTTGCAGGGCATACCCATACTCAATATGCTTTAACATCCCATACTCATACGCTTAGTTCATTGTCCGGTGCTGTTACCAATTCACAACTTCCAACTCTCATAAGCCAACCTAATATCAGTGGCAGTACAATATCTGCGGGCAACTTTAGTGCTTATTCAAGTGTCATAAATGTTTGGGAAACTATAGCAGGCTTCTTAAGGGTTGGCCCAACGCAATGGGTAACAGCAAACGGTGATATAAACTGTAACCGCATATATGCTGCAGGCGCCCCTATTTGTTATGTTCTTGAAGCAGTAAACGATGGTGACATTGACGAACAGGCATGGGATGACCGCATTCCGAACAATACCTACACGGAAGATGATGGCTCAGAGAGGGAAGAAGTAACACTGAATGAGGGGGCGAGAAAGTTTAAGGCCCGGCTTGGAACTGAGTATGACCCTCTTGACATGGATAAGTATGAGAAGCACTGGCGTGATAAAGGTCATCTTACTTCTATGCCAAGTAAAGAAGCCTACGATAACGGCACGCTTGATCCTATTTCAACTTATGGTTGGATACAGCGTCTTGTAGAAACAGTTGAGATACAAGCAGTGCACATTGCAAATCTTAATGCGCGACTTAAAGCGCTTGAGTCGAAATAATAAGGAGAGTATAGTATGAGTACATTAGCAGTAGATTTTAATAGCAATCCAATCCCAGCATTCAGGGAACCACGCACAGGAGCGACGCAGACCATTAACACAGTTGCGGCTGCTTCCGCAAAAACAGTAGCAGCACTTTCGGCTGGCATGTACCGAATTTTCATTCCGAAAACAGTTACTGGCATCCTGAGATTTGCATCTGGCCCATTCGCAACTGTTGCGGCCGCGGCAACTGATATGCCGCGTGAGGCAGGTGAGTATTTCGCTTATATCAATGCGGGAGATTCTATCGCTGTATACGACACGGTCGGCGGTGCAGTTGTAGAAATCACACTGATGCCATGAGCATGTTAGTTAAACTCGGTAAATTATCACGAATCGGGGGCGGCGGCATTAGCTCCATCCCCGGCTTCGGCGTATTCAATCTGGATTTCCTCGATTTGCAGGATGCCCACGGCAACACTGGCACATTCACTCGTGCTGGTATCGCTAATGTGCCTGATTGGCAGGGCGTGTTGCAGTCTATTCCGCTGGATACATGGCGGGTGAACAGAGGGCACTATGTTGAGAATCTGATTAATTATAGTGAGGATTTGACTAATGCTGTTTGGCATAAAAACAGAAATACGACAGCCACAAAAACCAATGGTATAAACACGATAACCTTTACTGCTGCAACAGCGGATACTTGGGGGCAGTTTGATGCCTTATATTATAATCTATTTGGTACAACTGGCGATTTATTTCGAGTTACGGTTGAACTAAAAGGTATTGCAGGGGAGACAATGATCTTCGCCCGTTATTCAGACGGCGATCCAGGGACTCAGATTACGCACACATTTTCTGGTCAGTGGGAAACGATTTCAATCGTTGCGCCTTCCCCACAAGTTAATCCAGCACCGACTTGGGGGTCTATATATTTTAATCGTAAAATGGCTAATACAGTTACAACCCTACAGATCAGGAAAGTATGGGCTGTAAACGTCAAGGGCATGCCAGCCTCATACATCCCACCGTATGCCCCGCGCCTCACGGCAGCGCCGGCATTCAAATGGTTCAACAATGATGGCAGTAATTTGTCTGTTGTGAATAACGTTGTTACTGATAGTGGCGTATCTAATCCACTCCACCCCACCGTAGTAATCAACGGAGAGCAGACCTATCTTGACCTCACCGACTACGCTACAGGCCAGCCGGTGGCAGCGGGCGGCATGCGTGCGTATGGGGGCAGGTATTACAAGACTGCTGCTGGTGGCACGACGAACGGAGCTAGTCCACTGGTTGATACTGGTGTTACTGACTGGGTAGATCAGGGGATTTATCAGCCTGATTATGGCATGTTGTTTGAGGGCGGAGGGACTAACCTGTTTGTTAATCCTTTAGCCCCTGCAACGCAGACGATTGCACTCACCGCAACAGGCGACTATACGCTATCAGTTGGCGATACTGGAGATACAGGGACAATAGCTATCGCAGCAGGAACGGCGACAATCACTGGAGCGGGTACTGCATCGGTAGGCGCTGTTGTGACAATCAACTGCTCCGCCATAGGCACAGTCGTGCTTACCGTTACAGGCACGCTAACGCGTGCGCAGTTCGAGGCTGGTTCCGTATCCACGTCGTTCGTCAACGGCATCCGTCAAAACGAACTTGGCAATCTCAAGTTCCCCACTACACAGGGCTGGGGTGGTGCTAATGCATTCCCGCATGCAGCGGGTTCATTGCTGTTCAGTGGCAGCCCGCAGCATGATTTGAGTCAGCATGGTAATTACAATAATCCTATTCTGTCATTAGATACGGTAAATGGATTGCTTTATCAGGGCTGGCAGCAGGCCATAGCGTCTACTGACGGTGCAAATCCAGTGCAGCCTTGGCAAAACACAGCCTACCTCCGCAACCAATCAGTCCAGTACGGCGTAGAGTGGGACGATAGCGTACCGCAGTTCCGTGTCGGTTATCGCGTAGCAAACACTGGTATGGCGTGGGTTTGGGGCGCTTACAGCCCGTATGATGGCGCATTCACTGACACCGGCTTCTTGCAATTCTTTGCCAATACCGTAGGTGCGCTGCCGTGGGTAGTTCGTAATACCATCATATTTAATAAGGCTCTCACTACACAAGAGTGGGACAATTATATAGTCCCATGAGCATTGTGTTTTGGGTACTACTTTATTTTGCCTTGCTCGTAGCACTGTGCTGGAGGGCGTGGGCGGTAGGAGAAAGGGATGACTGATGCAACTGAACGACGGTTGGCTGCTTTATTGGCTCAGATGAAAGAGATGCTTGAGGACAGACTACCCGCTGAGATGCCCGAAAAACGTCCTGATTGGCAGGTTTATACGTTTCTTGCCGGTGTGATCTTTATGAGTGGCGCTTTATGGTATCAGGTGCTCGGCAATACTCGCTCAATGCATGAACTAATGGCGCGTGATACAGCACAGCATAAAGAAATACACAAAGAAATTGACGCGAACAGAGATAACCTTACCGCGCATTTACAATGGGAATTGCAGCATGAATTAGCACAGAAAGATGCCGTTATCAGGCAACTAGAGCAGAAGGTGACGAATGAACATTGAGGAATTGCTAATCAGGCACGAAGGCGTGCGGCACAAGATGTACAGAGATTCGCTCGGCGTCCCGACGATTGGCGTAGGACACAACCTAACCAAGCCGCTAAGTGATAGAGCGATAGACCAGATACTGCGGGACGACATTGAGGACGCTCGAAGCGACTGCGCTCAGTTTCCTTGGTTCGTTTACCTTGATTCCGTTCGTCAAGCCGTGGTGTTGGATATGGTGTTCAACATGGGTGTGCATAGGTTCAAAGGGTTCCGCAATACCATCGGGCATATACAGGCAGGGCAATACAATGCGGCAGCTATGGAGATGCTTGATAGCGTATGGGCTAATCAGGTTGGCCGTAGGGCAGACGAGTTAGCTGAGATGATGCGTTCCGGTGAGTGGCCCAATGCTTAAAGAGCGCGACGGCTCCCGCCATAGTCTGAGTCGCTGTATATTCGCAGGCTCGTGGCTGATCGTGTTGGCGGGCGCCGTGAACTATCTCTGGTTTCATGGCCCTGACGTAGCTGCATTGGCCGGAGCATTGCTTACTCCTGCCGGCTTGGTATATGCTGGGCGAGAACACACGAAGCGAGGTGAAGTATGAAACCTATATTACTCTACAGGATATTGAATACTCCGCATGCACTTTTGCATGTACTGGGGTGGTATGCTGTGGTTGGGTGCGAAGCCAAAATATGTAAGTGGGGTGACGAATAATGATTGAGAATGAAGTTGAAGAAAAATATATCTGCTTTGACGGTATGGCGGGTGTGCAGCACATCGAATCTATACGTAAATATCTCGATTATATGGAAGAGCATCTATTTAATATTCGCAGGGCTTTTGTTGAACTATCCGATGCCTGTGAGTCTATGCCTTGGGTTGGCGATGATTACTGGTGGCACACAGTCCGGATAGAAGTAGAAAAGCATGACCTATCAAAGTTTTCTGATGAAGAATTCTTGCCTTATGTTCGAGCTTTCTTCCCAATAGATGGAGAAGAAAAAACTCCGCTGGGTGCGGCATGGGAACACCACAAAGAACATAACCACCATCATTGGGAAACTGTTGAGAATACAACTGATATTATCCATATGGTAATTGACTGGACAGCTATGGGATACAAGTTCGGAGACACTGCCGAAGAGTATTACAAGCGGAACGCGGATAGGATCATATTAAGTCAAGATCACATTGAATTTATGCAAAAGCTATTCGCCGCACTTAAACAATACCGCAAGGGTAGAGCATGAATCCATTGGCCCTACTCAGTCTAGTCAAAGATCAGAAAGAGCGCGTCACATGGGCGCTCATCGCGCTTGGTCTATTGTACTGGACATGGAACACAGCCAGCGACGTAGGACAGTTAAAGGCGCAGGTTGGCTATCAGGAGCAAGCCATGAAGCTGATGACTCAGCAGCTCAATGAATGTAAATAAGGAGGCAATAATGACATTTACAATCGGAACAGTATTCATTGAGTTCGTAGCAACAGGGGTGGTTGGCTTAATCGCTGGCTTCCTGATCGGCGCGAACTGGTACAAGCGTAAAGGGAACGGTACGGTTAAAAGCACTGTGTCGGCAGAGATTGCAGCGGCAAGAGCTAAGGCTAATGCTGAGTTCCAAGCTGAAAAGAAGCGTATTATCGAGAAGGCCAAAGAGCAAATCTGATGTTTCCCATGCTTGGCTTAGTAGGAGGAAAAACTATCGGCAAGTACATTGCCATAGGGCTTGCTGCTGTAGCTATGGTGGCGTTTATCTACATCGGATGGAACTCGTACAACAACGCCATAGCCAAGGCTGCCAGCGTTGAAATAAAACTGCATGAGGCCAACAAGGAGACAGCGGAGGCGAACCGGAATATAGAGGAGTTAGCCAATGAACTCAACGAACAACAGGAACAATCCGCACAAACCATCCATCGCATTCAGCGACTTGCCAGACTACGAGCGAAACGCGCAGATGATACTTCTGCGACGCTCGCTCGCTTGTTTAATACTATGGATAATGGCGATGCTATTGCTCAGCTTAACCGGATGCTGTCTGTTCAAGTCCGACGAATCAACGGTGAAAGCGACCAAAGTAGTGGTGCAAAAGCCTCAGATAGTTCTACCAGCCAGACCAGTAGTGCAGACACCATTACTCCATTCGCCTGTATCGACAAAGAAACCGCAACCGTAATGCTGCACAACCTGACAGTACTAGCTGACTATGTTGATGACGTAGAATCGTTAAGGAGTTCTCATGCAACAACTACAAATTAAAAGCCTTAGCCACATGTCATACCTACCAAAGTATCATAATGGTTCTGTATCACTTGATATCTGTTCATGCCAAAATATTACAATACAAGCTGGTAAGGTTAAAGAGATTCATACAGCATTGAAATTATTCATGCCAAGTGGGTATATTGGAGTCCTAACAGGTTTGAAATCTAACGCACAAAAGTATGGCATATCACTAATGCTTGGTGTGGAATATATTGATAAGAATAACACAAACGAGCTTACTGTATTACTGGAAAATAAATCAGAAGCGCATTTTGATGTACATCAGGGTGATATCATTGCGAAGTTGATACTACTTCGTGCTGAGCAGCCTAGAATAGTGTTTAGACCCTAAACAGCGATAGGAGAACCACATGCCAGAGTTTAAGAATCACATAAAGCTAACAGGTGGCCAGATAACAGATTTGTCCTTCGACAATGCTACTGTTAATAACTATCGTGTTTTGCAAAACTGTATCCCTACTGCTGAAGGTATTAAACCATTGCATGCTCTCTGCGATGCTATTGGGCCAACAATAGGTGGGTTGTTAGGCAATACTATTGGTATGCCTATTTACATTTATAATAATACAGCATATTTTATAACTGTGTGGAATGCAAATGACATCGCTTTATACAAAATACCTGTGGATTTTGTATCTGATAATCATGCGACAACATCAACATCTCTTATTGCTCACTTCATAACATTAAATCAATTACCACCGGCACAAAGACTCTGGACTCAAATGACAAATGAAGAACAGATAGTTGCTATGTTGAAAAATATCATACATAGATATGGTGATTATATTGTTTATAATATGTCATATATGTCAATGCACCAGAATCTAATAACCAATACACCTATGAGTAATTTATACTATCTTGACATCATAACAGCAGGTGCTGCAGCAAAGGCATTAGACGACATTGATGGTAGTGTTACATTAGCAGCGCCTAAAGCAGAATTTTATGTTGTGGATGATGAATACTTATTGGCTATTGGTGGTTTTGATAGTTATAGTGCTAATATAACGTCTAATACTGTTGCTGCAGTTATTGGAGATACTGTAATTACTGTAGGAAGTACTTCCTTAATGGCTACTACTGATTATATAATGCTCCAGCTTGATGATGGAAAATGGTATGCTAATACTATTGCCAGTTTCACGCCTACAACAATTACACTAGGTAGTGGTATATTACAGCCAATGGCTATTGGTAATACCATTAGATATCAATCTAATACAAAAGGTTTTGAATACCATCCAGAAAGAATTAGATGGAATCATCCAGATGCTATTGATCGCTGGTTACCGTCTACCAGAATTCCTCCATCTAATTTAGCTGGATGGAAAGTTATGACTTCAGTTTCTCGTATTGTAGATGTGTTCAAATTCAATGGCAGTGTTTATATTGTAACTATTGACAATCTTTATCGCGCGACTAAAGTTGGTGGTGAAACAGGTTATAGTTTGACAGCATTGAATATTAACTTGAAACTTGGTATTGGTGCTGAATATTCTATTGTAGTTAAATCTGATTCAGTGTTTATATTAACACTTGATGGTTTGTATGCATTTAATGGTATTACATTAACACCTTTAAGTAGTAGTACATCAGAAGGATTATTCAACAAGACATGGTTTGAGAGTAATATTAGTAATACAATATATCAGAATGACCCAACCTATCCTACAAACGCTGCAATGCAAAGTATACAGATAGGAATACAGGTAGCCGCAATTGACTGCATTTTTTGGTTTGTAACATATGGTAATGGAGTTAATGCAAAAAATATGATTCTTGTCTATAATTATGAATTAGGTATTGGTTCATATTTATTACCTCCAGCAAATGAAATTTGGTATCCAGTACAAGGTGAACAAGTAGGACTTGCTGTGTATGATAAAACAGCTAATACCACAAGATGTTTTGCAATCCGGCCTAAGACTACAAGTTCAATACCTCCTGATGCTGAAATAATAATTGAAAGCGGATTTATAACAGATGATCCTAAAACATCACAAAATTTAATGCTTAATCGAATGTTTTTCACTCAAGCCTCAAAACAGAGTTCTGATATTTTTTCTGGATTGACTGTATCTGTTAATGGTTATAATCAGGATAATGTTTTGCATCAAACTAAAACTGTTGGTACATTTAGTTCATCATATGCAAGAGGTTTTTTAGATACTAGAATTAGTGGCCGGTATGTTAATTTTCAACTGCGAGGCAGTCCTAATGCTTGGACTGATTGGGCAGCAAATCTTAACCAAAAAGATTCAGCACTTCGTACATTTAGTTTTGCTCTGACAAAACGTGGAGGTAGATCATGAGTACTAAAAGTGGTAGTGTACCATTATTAAAACTACCTACTCCACCACATGATGCAAATAATCAAGATGCTATGAATAATTGGATTTTTCAAGTACAATTTGCAATACAAGCATGGGCAGATAATTTAATCACTAAGATTAAAGAAATGGAAAGTCTTTCTATAAATGGGCAAGGATTGAACTTGCCAACTTATGCACCTGATGCTATAGTAGAAAAACGAGATGGTGTAATTGTAATGTTCGCTAATGACCCGAATAATGCAGGTGGTGGTTTTGGTCTTTATCGATATAATGCTTCAACAACAAAATGGGAAAAGGTATAGGAGATAAAAATGGGCTTTAATTTTGGTAGTTTTATACATCATCCTGGTCGAGCAATTCAACATCTTGTTCATAATCCAGCAGGTGCGATTCTTAATAAAAATATTCGTGGGTCTAGTTTTTATCGCAATGTAGGTCGTCCATTAGTTAAAATTGGAACTGGAGCATTAGAAGGCTTTGCCTTAGGTGGGCCAGTAGGTGCTGCTGTTGGTGCTACATCAGCAGCACTTGGTGGTGGTCTTACTAATAACCCTTTTAGACCTTTACCAAATTTAGTTGGGCCAGCTTTAGCTTCTAGTGGAGTTGGTGCATTACAAGGTACAGGGCTTGGTGGTACACTTGCAGGCACAACTGGTACAGGTATTCATGGATTATCATTTTTGAATGGTG